GTGCACTTCAGAGAAGCGACGTTCCAATACCCTCTGCCTCTGCTTGAACTAATGTCTTTATTCGGAGCGAGGTATGATGCACTCACCATAACACAGCGTATTGAGAAGATGCGAGTGTTGCAAGATCCAGATAGCACACAAAAACACCACAGACACGTGTCGCTCATAGGAGTGTTGAGTATCACAGGCAAGACGTGGGCTCCATGCATGGACAGGATGTTTGAGTGGGAAGACATCACTAGCACGTTCATGACGGCAGTTATGATCGCGATGGCGACATTGCCACCAGAGCTGTATGTGTTGATGGCCAGTTGGAAGGGCTGGGGCGAGAGCAATAGCATGGCGGAATACGTTAAGAACGCCACTAAGTTGTCGACAGCCTTGAAAGCGTTGGACAACCAAGTAAGTCTTGGTGACTTGTCAATTGACCTTGCTCCTTTGTTCGAATGGAATGTGCTAAACCACAGGGCCGTCACGCCAGGATACATTGATGATGAGATACTAGAGCGTAGGGACACAAGCGTGGCAATCAACATCACAAGGGAGGAATGCAGAGCTGAAATGAAAGCAATATTCAGCGATATTGCCAAGAAGCTGGACAGTAGGACGCCAGAGGGGGCAAAGTCACCACTTTACACTACGTGGGATGAGTTTTACGAGGACAGAGTGACGATAACGCCCGCTGGGTCAGCGTTCACATTGCACCCGGAAATGATGCTCGGGAGGAAAACTCTCAAAGCCAATGGGATACAAGATATAACCAAGACTCAAGTCATGGCGGAGCTCCGGAACGGGTTAAAGCTGAAAGAGGTCATAGAGACGAGACCGTGGATAATGGCACAAGCATCGTGGAAGAGAGAGTGGTCCAAGGTGAGAGCATTGTTCGCGGCGACGACGGAACATTGGTTGCCGGCTGCCTTCGCACTGTCCAGCATAGAAGAGTACATGCCAGATGATTGCCCCATAGGCAAAGCCGCTGATGCGCACACAGTGTGCAGGAAAGTGATGAGCATGTCTCAAGAGGGAGTTGTCAGTTGCTTAGATGGGAAAAACTTCAATATATTCCACAGGTATGACCTGATGTCAGATACAATAGCGGTCGCCAGCGAAGTACTGGCTCACAGATTGTCACCAGAGCAACACGAAGCATTGGCATGGCTAACCAAAGCTGAGCTTGAACAGAATGTGCTGGTCGATAAACAAGTGGTTAGCGCAAGGTTGTGGGACATTGGTACGCGTGAAGGGTGGATAAAGATGTTCACTGACGGCGCTGGTAACGAGCGCTACTATGCCGAACTCAAAGTAGGCATGTTCTCTGGTGTGAGGTACACAATGCTGTTCAATACCTTCTTCAATAGAGCATACTACAGAGTTGCCGCAAAAAGGTGCGGTGTTAGATCAAAAGTGTTACACTCTGGCGATGATGTGTATGCCGTGTTCAGGTCCTTCTCAGACTGCCACATCATGAAGAAAGCCTTGTTTGAAATTAACTACATATTGCAATTGGCCAAGTGCTTTGTGCAAGGCGTAAAGGAGTTCCTGCGCATATCACACAAAAACGAGAACACATCACAGTATTTAGCTAGGTCAGCCGCCACGTGTGTGCATGGGCGAATTGAATCGACCGCACCAACAGACTTCATCGGGTACGCAGGGGCAATATTACGAAGAGCTGCTGAGCTAGTCGTGAGGCACGCCAATAGGCTATTGGTGATGAGCTTGCAGGGCTTGCAACTCGCGGGAGCGATGGCAAGATGGGCCGTGAACCCACTAGCGTGGGAAGTACTGCTAAAGACACCAAAAGCACTGGGAGGAATCGCACCACAGATGCCAGAATCTGGTGAGTGGGATGGGTTTGCGGTAGAGCGCAGCGCTGAGACTAGGGGCGACGCGGTACAATACTTGGCGACATTACCCGGCGTAAAACAAACAGCAGCCAAGCTAGTAGAAGCTCTCCAAATAAGGAAGTACCACCGGCGAGTATCAGAGGCCGTTGGGGCTGCGATAGCACCAAAAGGCGTGATCATGAATTATGGCGTTGCAGCTAGGTGGCTTACTAGGCGTGACATAAAACACCTGCACGATGTCAGAGGTAAGCTGAACCACATCAAGCAAGGCCGTGACTACATCATATCTAAGACAGCGGGGCTATTCAACACATTGGCTATTAATGATCACCATTGGGGTGATATTGGGTCGTTGTTACAAGGGATAGCCTCCAGTTGGCATGGGTTGGCAATTTCGTTCGCGCTCGACAAACCGAACCCAGAAAATGACTTCTACACGTACAAGCACCCGTTCAAGTTGGATAACACGCTCAACGACCTACAACAGTTGCGGAAGCTGCACGAAATGTGGTTCAAATGCACCGATGGCGGCGTGCGATGTGGGTTCACATGGTGAGCAGCTCTCCTGCGCAAGCGCCGTGGACAACACGGACACGCAGCGGGTGGCGTGCAGGTAACAAACAGGTGAGAGTTTGGTGCCTACCACGAGTGATGATACATTTTAGCCTGCAACATAGGGAACAGGCGCGGGGGGATTAGGGAAATCCCGTCGCATGGGCTAGCGGAGTTGGCTCCCGTAAAAGTCCAGCAACATAGTTGCGAAGTAAAGACAAGCCAGTGACTCAGTCACCCCCATGGCTCCCAAGTGGTGGACCTAGTAATAGGGAGAACGAGCCATTGACCGCGTT